ATCTGTTAACCACCATGGTCTATTTCTTTTTCTTTGTATTCTTAATTCTGTCATAGTTTAATGTTTAATAGATTAAAAGTAAGACCTAGACCAAGACCAAGACCCAGACCAAGACCTAGACCCAGACCAAGACCCAGACCTAGACCTAGACACAGACCTAGACCTAAACCAAGACCAAAACCCAGACCTAGACCAAGACCCAGACCTAGACCTAAACCAAGACCAAGACTCAGACCTAGACCCAGTTAATAAATACTTCATGTTATTTTTGTTTTAAAGGTAAATCATGTTTCCACTCAAAGAAATCTACTATAGAACTTACTGCCACCCACATCTTTTTAGTTGGTTCAACCTCATTTAAAGTTCCCTTTTCTAAAGCATCTGCAAATCTACCACTATCTGCTACCCAAGCACTATCTTCTAATTGAATAAAACCATCTTTAAGTCCTACCATCTTGCCTATACAATGGTAAGTTACTGTCCTGATAAATATTTTCATTCCAAGTAAACTTTCCAGTCCATTAAACTCGTTAAAATAATCTTTGTATTGTTCAGCAGGAATATAGTCCTTGCCCTCTATGGTAATTTTATCTATTACTTGCTTCATTTTGCGTTTTGTAAAAAATAAATTAGTTTAATGTTTAATAGATTGATTTATATAACTTCCAAACCATATGCCCATAAGTAGGCAACAAATAGTCCAAGTCATTTTAGAAATGGCATCACAACTAAGATATGGTGCGTTACAAATCAACACTAAACTCAATACCATCATAAGTATCTCCTGTTAACAGTCGGTTACTAAGGGGCTGTTTGCTAATTGTAAAAGAAAATCGGCATGACAAGGTTCATCTAATGAACACCAACAGCATAAGTTTTTTCCCCTCAACTCTTTTATAATCTCACCAACAATAGATGGAGCAGAGGGGTCGCTCATTAACCACTTTTTATACACCTCAACTGCATCTTGGTTTGTTTTTATCATCTTACCTTTTTCTAATGCTTCATAAGCAAACCCTATATCACCAATTTTATATGGGTTCCCCCATTTGGTCGGTCTGCCGACATAAACTGTGTTGGGTGGCATTTTCCAACCCTTTGTTCTCTTTCTTTGTATTCTCACTGGTTCCATTTTTGTTCTGTTAATAATTAGTTATTAAAATTACATAGACCAAGACCCAGACCAAGACCTAGACCAAGACCTAGACCTAGACCCAGACCAAGACCAAGACCCAGGCCAAGACCTAGACCAAGACCAAGACCTAGACCAAGACCCAGACCTAGACCTAGACCTAGACCAAGACCAAGACCTAGACCTAGGCCAAGTAACTAATTGTTTAATATTATTTTTGTTCATTTGGTAATTTGTGTAACCATGGAAATATATCAACTATAGTTAATTATTAAAATTATATAAATCAAGACTCAGACCAAGACCTAGACCCAGACCAAGACCCAGACCTAGACCAAGACCTAGACCCAGACCAAGACCCAGACCAAGACCTAGACCAAGACCTAGACCAAGACCTAGGCCAAGACCCAGACCTAGACCTAGACCTAGACTTAGGCCAAGCAACTAATTGTTTAATATTATTTTTGTTCATTTGGTAATTCATGTAGCCATGGAAACATATCAACTATTGAACTTATAGCAACCCACATATCACCGACTGGTTCGACCTCACTTAATACACCTTCTTTGATTGCGTTCATAAATCTGCCACTATCTGCCACCCAACTTGCATCTTCTAGTTGGAAAAAACCATCTTTCAGCCCTATAACTCTGCCAACGCAATGATAGGTTACTGTTCTAATAAACAACTTGCTACCAATCAAACTCTCTAACCCGTTGAAGTCATTAAAGTATTCCTTCTCCTTGACACTATCTGCTGGTATATACTCTTTACCTTCAATAGTTACTTTATCTATTGATGTTTTCATAAAAGAAAAAATAAAAAATAAAATTAGTTATTTAGGTTCAACTTCCAGGAGCAGGGTAGAGAACGGGAACGCTTCCAAGTATGTGCCGCAATCTTTGTTCCCGCCCTCCACTTGTCAATCGGCACTTCCTTCCTCACCCTTCTTATTTTTAGTATAAAGAGTGACCTTTTTATCTCTGGACACGACCACCCCACCTAGCACGGTTCCGTTCTTAGCTCCAGATACTTCAAACAAATCCTTTAGCTTAGTAGTGTCAAGATAGTATCTAGGCTTAAACATCCCGTTCTCTTCTGCCGTTTTTTTGTCCTTCAGTTTAAAGTCGTACTTCCATCCAGACCTCAAGCTAAACTGGTCACAGGTGAAACCCTCCTCGTCTATGTCGTCTTTTAAGTCGTCTAGCATAGCCTGGATGGCTACGTTAACCACCTCAAGTCCCTGTTCCAGCGTTGTTCTTTGTTGGTGTAGTTCCTGAAGTTTCTTAATTTTAATCATCAAGCTCATCTTATAAGTAATAACAAATAGATATGCCCTTGTCTGACGCCCTCAACACTTTAAAGTCTAGTATATAATTCTCATTTAAGAACCTGGCTAGCTTGACCTCTGCGTTTATATCCTCTCTCCTGCTGTCGTAAAACTCTGCGATTGACCAAGCCACTATCGGAATCACTGGCTCAATCTTCTTGGTCGTCTTCTTTGTAGGTTTCATTTCTAATTTTGTCTAAAAATTTATCTAAGTCGTGGGTATCCCTAATTCTCACGGTTTCCATCCTCTCCATCCTAGGTAGTAGGTAGGTAGGGAAAATTTTTATTAGTAGCGTAGATAGGATGTTACCCCACGCAACACCCAGGCTAATTATTAAAACGGTCTCCCACATATTAGTAACTAATAACATCTAAAGGTTCTTTGCCACTCTCCTTTGGGGGAACCCATCCTTTGTAGGTTTTGCCAGATGTCTTACCATCCCACTCTGTAAAGGTGTAAACAACCCCGTTAACAATCTTAGTATCCCCCTGCTTGGGCTCTGTAAACTGCTGTGCCTTCTGCATTGGTCTACCCCCTGCTGTTGATTTGCCGTCATCATCTTCATCCTGACCACTAATGTTAAGTAATGCCATTAGTAGGTATCTCCTGGCGTAAGTTATAAACGAGCCTAATTTCTGGGCATCCCCCCCGTAATCTGGTATTGGTAAAGCTCCAGTGATAGCCTCGTCTGTATCGACATATCTTAATGAAACCACTACGCTATTATCCAGGCACGTGCTATACATCACGAATCTGTATTTGCCCAGGATTGGTTTAATCATCTCTAATATGTCTGGTAATTGTGCGTATTTATATTTAAACGCCTGCGTATCCTTGGCTGGGTTTTTTATCTCTTGTTGGAGCTTAAGATACATCTCAAACAATCCTGACTTCTTGGCCTCTTTAGGCTCGATTTTTGGTGTTGTTTTCATTAGATTGGTTCTCTAAAAATAAAAGTTCCTTTGCTGTCCTGTTTTCTTTTTCTCCACGGACTAGCCTTTTCGGATGGTCTAAGTGACCTATGGAGTTCTTGAACCTTACGCCTGGCCCTTGTGATTGACTCTGGGCTAGTGGCGTATCTTAAAAATCTATCGTCATTGATTGTCTCCCCACCGAACAGGCCCACGTTGAGCAACCCTTTTTCTTTCCAGACAAGCCAGCACAAAAGTTTATCGCTGTCCCTGGCTGTCGGATTGTTTTCTAAAATTCGTTTAACAACGTCATAGACGGATTCTGGATTAGTGTTTGCCATGGTAGATATTTTAAATAGTGTATAAAATCTTTGTTCTGTTTATCACGCTATCGGATAAACACCTCTGAATATTATTGTGTATAAATAGTTTTAGCCTCCTTTCTTTATTTGAATTGATTAGAGATAAACTATGCTATATATAAGTGTAGCATATTACCTGACATTATTCAAGCTCTTTACTCTCTGCAATCTCCCAATCCTCAACAATAACTTTTACTTTGCCCTCTTTAAACATCTGGTAATAGTCGTGTTCTGCCTCAAGCTTTGACTCTGCTTCAAGCTCTACTGGTTCCAGGTAGTTAAGTAATAAGCCTGCTACTTTAAACTTTGCCATGATGTAAACGATTAAAAATTAAAATTGGTTATAAAAATACCAGGTTGAATCTATCCAGGTAGTGCACCCACTGGCGCAATACCTATTCGGCCCCACAAACTGATTAAGGCTCGATTTTTGGCCATCAAACTTATTGAGCCAGTAACTAGCCTTATCCATATATCTTGGGATGCTAGACTCCCAATTTTGCCAGCTTGAGCCATAACATCCACGCTTAGACGTCCCCTCGTAAAGATATCCCCAAGCGTTAAAGCATTGGGTTGCGATATCCCCTTTAGTTCCAAAACTGGATTCAGTCCCAGCTATGGCCAGGGCAAGCTTCGCTTTGTCGTTATACTCTCCGAACAGCTGGAGCCTGTCTATTAGTGGGGATGATGGGAATTTAGAGCTGATAAAAGCCCTTGCTTTGCTCCAGCCGTCGATTCCCTGGGATTGCTCCTCCGTATCAAAGAAGGGCAATGAGTCCATGTATTCGTTATAGTCCCTGGCTTTGTTCTCTAGGATATTTTCGTTAATGATGGAATCGCCATAGCTTTTAAGGTATCCCGTCTGGTATTCAAGCCCCTCATTTATTAGACTAATTGATAGTAATTGAACCCATCCAGCCAATAATATTAAAGCTTTGAAATTGTCGTTTCCCATTAGTTAATTGTTAACGTGTATATTCTAATGCGGTGCCTACATCCTCCCCCAGTGTTGTGTTCTCATGGATTGTCATATAGGCTCTAATCACTTCGTACAAGTAAAACCCCTTGCTGTAGTCGTATGTTTTTAAAATCTCTACATATCGGCCAGCAAATCGTTTGTTGACTTGCTCTTTTGTTAACTTTGTCATGGTTTAAAGATTAAAAATTAGTTAAGATTAGCGAATTTATACGCGCCCTTGTTTAGCTTGTCCTCTGTCTCCTTTGTGCTTTCTCCTAAAAATATATTGCAATATTTTGAAGTAGTCCGTAAATAATTCCAGTAATATTCATCCAATAAAACCTCCCTGTTGTCTTCCGTATCTCTCCCGATTTTGACAATAATTGAATTATAGCTCCGAAAATAGGCCTCTCCATTGTCTGCGTCTATTCTGAATTGGTTAGGGACAGGGTTCCCGTTTGGGCTTGTTAAGTTAGATACTCTCATGTTATATATAATAATAAGTAAAATAATCGTGCTTTGCTGCTATCCGTGGCCGAATAGCGGGCAAGTATTATTATTTAAGCGTTGTAGTTTAATCGTGCTACACTCTTCCCGTTCACCTTTTTATATATTGCGATTTTCTCCTTCAAGCTTAACTTTTTTGAATCCGTTTTCTTACAATCCCTTATGTAATAAGCTGGTAGGCTTTGCATTTTAAGAAGTTATAATAATTAAAATAGTAAATATGATTGTGATTATTAAAGCACCTACAAAAGTATTACGTTCTTTTCTATTTCTAAACCTCAAGCTTAAAAAGCTTGCTTGCCTCTTTGTATATATTCTAGTCCTTCTGTAGTGGTTCTCTTCTAATTGTTTCCAGTAATACATTTTTGTTTGTAAAAAAATAATACACTTGTATTATAGCTTATTAAGAATACAATAGTCAAGTAAATAATACAAAATTATTATTATTCTGCGATTTTCTTTATTTTCCCTATATCGAAGCTAAGGGCTGATTCTCAAACTCTCTAAATGTGTATAAGTCAGTTTTCGGTAAAAATTCGGTGCAAATAAGCTTGTAGATTCTCCCTGCCTTCCAAAGTCAAGCCGACTCAAGCCATAATCAAACAATGACAAGTAATGGATATATATTCACCTTAAAAATCCATAGCCCTCAAGCTATATGAACCCTTACCATCAAAAATATACTCAATCATTAAGTAATCATCAATCAATATTCAAACAACCTTCAACCAACCTTCAGCCAATTGTTAACTAATTATCAGCTAATTATCAGCTAATTATCAGCTAATTATCAGCTAATTATTAACGCAAAAAATACGGGGATTGTTGTATCTTCTAGTGAGCAATGATTCCCGCATTTTGTGAGGTATTCTTTTAATGTCTTTTAAGTGTTCTTATAACTACGTATAAGAGGCATTATACTCAGTTATTTTGTAGGTGTATCACAATCCAGAAATACAGATACCTAAATTCAGATTGATTATATTGTCGTAACTTTATATTGTTTATTGTTTGTTGTTGCGTTGTGATACAAAGCTTGTTTGTTTAAGGGTGGGCAGGGGGATTTTTGACACCCACCCCCACAGATATAAAGATATAAATATACTCATCTCTATATCCACGGCTGATATTGCTCTGCGTCACAAAGCTATACAGTCTGTGACACAGTTGTGACACAAAGTTAGTATAGCTGGTTGCATTTGTGACACAGCGGGTATAGAATTAGGTAAATATTTATTAGGATGTGACACAATGGCAAAGGTAGGGGATTTACACATAAGGATAAGTGAGAAGCTAGAGAAGAGGATGGTGGCTGAGATAGAGAGGTTGCGGACCGATAAAACGAAGTGGGTGGTAGCGGTATTGGAGAGGGCGTTGGAGCCAGTCGTTGTGACACAGGGTGGTAGGGCTGTGACACAGCCGACCATAGTTGTGACGCAGGCGGATATACAGCGTCAGCTTGACGAGCTATATAAGAGGAAGAAGGTATTAGGGAACGGGGTAGAGATGCCTGGGACGTATGTAGATATAGGGGGAGAAGGGGAGTTATTGAGTAAGCCTGGGGTAGAGGGGGTAGAGGGGGTGGAGGAATGAGGAAGGCTGATTTACTAAAGGCAATGCCAATGAGTGTAAAGAGGGCTAGGACAATAAGCAGGAAGGCCAAGGAGGGTGGGAAGGAGTTAGGGAGGAAGAAGATACGTTCAGCTGCGGTATTAGTGGAGATGGGGGACAAGCGTGAGTTATTTGTACCATTGCCTAGGCATTACGAGTTTTTATATGCTTTAGTGGAGAGCACATTAGGTGGGAAGATGGCCATAACTAAGGCTGGGAAGATAAAGCCTGGGGTATTGGCGGAGGGGAGCACAAGTTCCAAGGCTACAATGTCTAAGGTAGTGAGGGAGTTGTATAGTAATCCAGCTTTTAACGTATGGTTTCAGGAGCAATGGGGGATAATGATGCACAATATGAAGCCACAGCTTGACATAATAGGGATGAAGAACGCCCACAAGAACTACAATTATTGGGAAGCTATGCAGAGGATGTATGGTGGGTATGTACCAGAGACGAAGGAGAAGAAGGAAATAGATATTAAGGGGGTGATAATGTTACCAGAGAGGCAGATATTTGAAGGGAGGGAGGAATAATGAGCTTAATTAACACCAAGGTTAAGAAGATAGGGATACGGCAAGTGGAGGTGGATACAAGGGGTAATGAGGTTGTTTGGAAACCTACGGAGAAACAGGCTGAAATGCTTGTGAGGGGTGAGTTTGAGATATTATTTGGTGGAAGTAGAGGAGGTGGGAAGACTGCTGCTGGGATGGCCTGGTTGTTGTATGATATACAGAATCCTTTATTTAGAGCTTTGGTAATAAGGCGTAATTTTGATGATTTAAAGGACTGGATAGATAGGGCGGGGATTATGTATCGGAGCTTAGGTGTTAAAATTGCTGGGAATCCACCAGAGATTGTATTTCCTTCGGGGGCTATTATCCGTACAGGGCATCTAAAGGATGAAAATGCATACTCTAAGTACGTTGGACATGAGTATCACAAAATGATTATTGAGGAGCTTACCCAGATTCCGTCTGAGGATTCGTATTTAAAGCTTATTGCTTCTTGTCGTAGCACAGCTAAGGGTTTAGCACCACAGGTTTTATGTACAACCAACCCTGGAGGGCCTGGCCACTCATGGGTGAAAAAACGTTTTGTAGATGTTGCCCCACCTGGAATAACTTATTTAGACCCTATTACTGGCAGGAGTAGAGTGTTCATCCCAGCTAAAGCACAGGATAATCCGTATTTAATGACCAATGACCCGTTCTATGTGAAGATGCTTGACGGTCTACCACCAAATTTAAGAAAAGCTTGGAGGGATGGGGAGTGGGAAGAGTATGAGGTTGATGGAGCTTACTATGGTAGCGAGTTTAAAGACTTAAAGAGGAGCGGAAGGATAACTACAGTGCCTTACGACCCTAGCCTAAGAGTAGATACGTGGTGGGACCTTGGTATGCACGACTATACAGCGATTTGGTTCACCCAGGTCTATGGTAAAGAAATCAGAGTGATTGACTACTATGAGAACTCTGGTGAGGGCCTGCAATTCTATATTAGGGTGCTGAATGAGAAAAGGTATTTGTACGGAAGGCATACAGCCCCACACGATATCACGGTCAGAGAGATGACTACTGGAAGAAGTAGGCTGGAAACAGCCCGAGGATTGGGGATTGACTTCAAGGTCGCTGCTAAGCTTAATGTCCAGGATGGCATCCAGGCCGTCAGAAACATTCTTCCTATGTGCTGGTTCGATGCCAAGAACTGTGAGGATGGGATAAGAGCCCTGGAAAGTTATCATAAAGAGTTTGATGAGAAACGTCAGGTGTTCAAAGATAGTCCAGAGCACGACTTCTCCTCACACGCTGCCGATGCGTTCAGAATCCTGGCGGTAGGTATGGACACCTACGAGGATTATGACCCTAATTTTAATTATGAAGCTACCATAGGAGATGAAGCATGGTAAATCAGATAGAAAGAAATTAGTTGCCGAGCTGGATAGAGTGTTCAGCTTGTATATCAGGGCCCGTGATAAGGCGTGTGTCTTGTGTAATTCCGTTGAAAGGCTACAGTGCGGGCACCTTTTCACACGCTCAAGCTACTCGACCAGATGGGACGAAAACAACGCTTTCGCCCAATGCTCAAAACATAACTACCTGCACGAACTTAAACCATACCCATTCTACCACTGGTATATGGAGAAATTCGGCAAGGATAAACTAGATAACTTATACCTAAAGCACCTACAAGTGAAAAAGATTAAAGACTTCGAGCTACTTGAAATGATAGAAACCTATAAGAAGAAACTACAAGATCTCAAATCTTCTTGTGCTTCTTGAGAAACTCAACCTGTCCTACAGTTACCGTGGCGGGGTCTTTTTGATACTTCTCGTATAGCATATTAAGAAACATACTCTCACCAACATCAATGTTTCCTCTATTAGAAGTAGGAATAACTTTCTTATACTTACCAGACTCTATTTCTTTTCTAAGCCAGTTTTTTATCGTAGCCTTGTAGTCTTTATATCTCTTACCCTTAGACTTCTCATAATCTCTAATCTTATTGTAAGTATTCTCTAGTATGGTTGCAGTTATCCCTCTATATTGGAACTCTGGTTGTTTGTTTATCTCTTCGTAAATCTGGTTAAAGTCCATTTTTAAAGGAGATTTTTGCTTATTATATACTTGAGTATCTACTTGAGTATATACTTGAGTATATGTATGTAATTTTTGCTGGGGGGGTGCAGTAATTTTTACAGAGGGTGTACATGAATTATTACAGATGACCCTCATCTTTCTTTCGTTCCTATTGGCAATTTCTCTTTCTATTAAACCCAGCTTTTCCAAGTGCTGTAGCGAGGTTTGGATTGTTTTTTGTTTTATATCAAGCTGCCTCTCAATATATCCATTACTAGCAAAGCAATCCTGGTTGTTACCTGTAAAGCTAAATATCAGGGCATATATCATTTTTTCCGCCAGGGTTAGGTCGGCTCTTTTAGCAATAACCTTTGGCATAACTAGATAACCTGCGTCTGGGTATTCTTCAGATATGACTGTCGCCTCGTTTTTTTTCTCTATGTAGACTGGCATTGCTTGGGCTTTAAAAATTAAACACAAGTTGAGAGGGGCGAGAACACCAAGCAATGAAGTTGTGCCCCCCTCAATTTATATTTAATCTTTTTGGAAATTTGCTCAGTGTTCATGGTTATATTATATCACAAAGGTCAAGAATTGAGTTTGGTGTTGTTTTGACATAAGAATAATATTGTTATATATTAGAAATAATTATTACAGCCCCGAAGCTAGAAATGAAAACCAACGTTGATATTTCCATGTCTAAATCCGAACAGGATGACTATAATTTCGTAGAAGACCGCTACGGAACAGCAAAGAACGATAGAGTACAAACTTTTGAAGATGCCCGAGAGCTCGAGGAGCTGTATTTGGGCCATATTGAGAACACTAAGAACCCCTGGAAGTCTGCGGTGTTTGACCCAGAATCCTTCGAAAAGGTTGAGAGGATGGTTTCTCACGTGTTCAGCTCGGAACCTAGAGGGAGGTTTCTTCCAATGGAAAACTCGGATGCGACCAAAGCTGACATTGCAGATGCAATCTTTAGATACCAATGGAATAGGCCAGGCCAAAATATGTTTTTGAAAATTAAAAGGATGGGGCTTGGAGCGGGTATATTCGGAGCTTCTTATGGACTTCTTACCTGGAGATTTGAAAAACGAAAGATTAAAGTCCCGATTGACGAGTTTGGTATGGAATTTGAAGAAGTGGAGATTGATGATTGGGACGACCCTTATTTCCAGGACTTGTATTACTACGATACCTTCCCAGACCCAAGCGCAGTTGATGGGGAGACAATGAACCATTTTATCTTCAATGAGTACGTAACACTTGACAGTCTTGAGGCTGCGAACGCCAACAAGTCTGGACAAAAGAGATACGTTAACCTTGGTAGATTAAAGAAGAAAATCGGAGATGGAGCCTATTATGCCAGCGAAGATGTGAATAGAAGATATAGCAGCGAACTTAAAGGACTGCCATCTGGCGAAGGTGTTTATAACAGGATTCTTTTAAGAAGGTATTTTGATAAACACAAATGGATAACAGTTGCACCAGATTATGGACTGGTGATAGAGAGCAGGGATAATCCTTATTGGCATGGAGAACTGCCAATTCACGTTTTAACAGACCATGAGTATATCAATCAATTAGAGGGTAGGGGGGAGATTGAGCCTATAAAACGGCTTCAAAAGGGCTTGAACAATGTTCTAAATCAAAGGTTGGATAATGTTAGGTTGATTATGCAGCCAGTTGTCAAGGTGAGAGGTAATTCTAAATATGCCCATACATGGAAATGGAAGCCTGGGTATAAATGGCAGGTGGACTCAATAGATGATATCGACCAATTTCAAATCAAAGACGTTACTGGTGGCACATTTTTGCAAACGACAAACTACTTTAAAGACGCTATTGCCCAGACACTTGGAAACTACGATGTACTCTCGAGAGGGCAATCTGCTTACGAGAGGACGGCAACAGAGGCCAAAATGACCTCTCAAGAGCAGAACGCCAGGTTTAAACAGAAGGAGATGGTGGCGGATGCTTTTATTAAAAAGCTTTCAACCCAGTGGCTTAAGCTAAATAAACAGTATCTTACAAAACCAAAGACTATAAGGATTGCTGGACAGGAAGCTATAGACAGGCTTTTAACGAATCCATCAGTTGTAGACATGAACTCTGGTACTCCACAACCCAAGATGGTCTACGTAAATGGTATCGAAAGAGAGAAGCTGTGGATAGATAGCAACTCGGATTATGGATTTTTAATTGCTGGCAAAGAAGATTTGGCTGGGGAGTTTGACTTCGTGGTGGAGACAGGCTCTATGAGTTTACAAGACCCAACCGACACTTTTAGCAACTTGTCGCTGGCTTACAATCTCTTATTACAAAGTCAGCCGTATTTACAACAGGAGGGGACGAGAACAAGGTTTAGACCCCTACTTGAGAAGATTTTGTTTAAGTTGGGTATTAGAAACGTTGACGGAGTATTTGAGGCTGCTGGCCCAGAAACACAAATGATGGGTCAACCTGGCCAAATGGGAGAAATGGGGCAGCCCCCAATTCCAGGAGCACCAGGTGGCAACGAAGATAGTCAGAAAATTTTAAATAATATTATGAACCTAAATGAAAATCCAGGACAAAACCCTACTCTATATTGAGCAAGACAAGACGAATGTAAACAACCCAGAGTATCTCAAAGAGCTTGAGAATAAAATGGACTTGTTTGCTGACCGAGTTTTGGATTTAAAACAGCACGATTTCTACTTATCTTACAAACAAGCTCTTATTGACCTGGGGCAAGCTTTGAAAGAGGCGTGCATCCAGGAGCAGGATTTGGAGAGACTTCGAGGCTATCAGGCTCAATATGCGTTATTATTAACTATCTTAAATATTACCGAAGGTGTTACCCAACCTGCCTAGTACAACAGACGAGTTCTGGACAGCCGATGAATATACGGCAGATACCCAGACCGTAGACATGGTCAAGCGAAAACCCCATTTATGTAGGCGTGGAGAGCACGTTATGACAATAGATTTTGCGGGGCGAGAAGCGACCTGCGATATTTGTGGTTGGGGATTTAGATTTACTCCCGATAAAGTTGAATACAAGGACGGTGCTTTATACGACAAAAGTGGCAATCTGCTTGGCTAGACGAGATGTTTTGACATTGCATTACAGATGAATTATATTAAAGTTAATTATTAACAATGTACTAATGGAAGAAAATGCTGTACAAGAAGGTGTTGAGCAAACAGCACCCGAAGTCTCGCAAACTTCAGACTCAAACCAAAGCCAGACAGGAAGTCAAACTGAAGCCGAAGCCTCCTCGACAAGTGAAGTCGTAAAAACTCAAGGTGACGGACAGGGAGACGAGACGGTCAAGGAAGCTCTTAAACAAGTTCAATCGGAGAAGGGAACGAACCGCGTACAGGAGCTCGCTAATAGACTGCGTGAAGCAGAGGAACGTGAGAACCAGTTACGGAACGTGATAGCTGCCGTGCAGGCACAGGCGGGGAACAATCCCCAAGCTGTACAGCCATACATGGACCAGATAGTTCTACAACAGATGCAAATTCAAGCCGAGAGGCAGCGTCTATTGGAAGATAAACTGGCCTTTGCTCAGGCTGAAAGACAGTTTCCTGAGCTTGATAAAACATCGGATAGGTATAACCCCAAGTTCGACAACCTTGTGTTCAAACTTCAAAAGTCTGGGATGGACCCAGTTGAAGCGGCTAGAGAGGCCAAAGAGTTGATGGACGCTGGCAAATCTGAAGGATTATCTACAATCCAAAGAGTAGAAGCAGAAAAGGGCGCAAACAGTAATGTTCAACGCAAAGCTGCTGGAACAACAATTCAGGATGAGGCCAAACAAGCAGCTCGAGACCAATATAAACGCTCTGGGAAACTCGAAGATTTGATGAGGATTATTTGAGCTTCATACTTAACAAAAATTTAACACTTAATCACTACAATGAGTTCTGCTGCATTAAAACATCAGGACGTAAGTGGCAATGCATTAAGAGAAGACTTACTCGACATTATTACAGACCTGTCTCCTGCTGAGACACCTCTGTTTACTGGTCTACAAAAAGGTAAGGCTTATCAAACAGTACACGAATGGAACAACATCACAACTGGTCGTTCCTCAAGTGTAAGTGCAGCCGTTGAAGGTGGAGATGTTTCATTCTCTAACCTGACTACCCCCACAAGGAGTAGAAACTACGTCCAAGAAATTACCGAATCTTACAAAGTCTCAGTTAAGACACAGGATAGTACCCTCGCTGGTATGTCCGACCCATTCGCTTTCTATCGTGCCAGAGCAATGAAAATCTGGAAAATGAAAGCTGAATATGCTCTTATTTGGGGAACTGGTAACTCTGGTATCTCTGGAACTGCATGGGAGATGACTGGTTTAAAGAAAGCAATTTCTACCAACTTCTACTCAGCACCTTCTGGAGCAACACTTTCTGAGAAAGTCTTTAATGACGTTCTACAGTTAGCCTACGCAGATGTGGTCGATGATACTTTTGAGTGCTACACTTCAATTGGATTGAAGAGAAATATCTCAGCTTTCACAGCTGGTAGTACCAAATATACCGACAACACTGATAGAAGATTAGTCAACGCAGTCGATGTCTACGAGTCTGATGTCGCCAAGATGGTCAAGCTGTTTGGACACAGGGATATTCCCACTCCAACAACTTCAGTTGCCTTCTTCATGGCAATTCAGCCAAAGGCCTTCGGTGTTGCAATGCTTCACAATCCTGAAGAGTTCGAATACCCCGCAAGTGGTCCTTACAAGGCTGGTTATATCTATGGTTCATTAACCTTAGAATACAGACAGGAAACCGCTGGTGTAATCGGAACAAACTTCTTGATTAGCTAAGGTTTTAAGAGAGGGGGTTGAAATATACCCCCTCTTGTTGTATAAATATATTAAGACGATTTACTATGGAAAACTTATATACTACATCAGATTTAATACTAGCCTCGGTTCTCATTACTTGTGGTTACTCGGTAGATAAACTCACTAAACTTGACGGACAAAGATTTGCTTTTTCTTTCCCACTTTTCAATAGTGCCAACGAAATAATTTATGATTACGAGAGGCTTTATCAGAGCAAACGGGCTTTTGTTGAAGCTTCAGCGTTCTATCAAAATGTTAGATTTTTAAAAAGTTTAATGAGGAACCATGTCGATAATTTCCCAACAGCCGATGGAACCAAACTTGAGCCCACAACAGTACCTACAAGGACTGGAGGAGGCGAAGGAGAAGGAGTGGCTACTAAACAATCTGTCACAAAAAAGAGGTAGAGCAGGATTCTGGGAGGTAGTTGACCAGATTATGAAGTACCTGTATTCCAGCCCCAAATTTCGCAGCGAGATGGCTGCTCTTGAGTACGAAGTTAAACAAGTGAAAGAAAGTACGTTTAACAAATACGCCTCAAGTAAAGACAAATCGGTACGGTTTTTAGGGAAGATGCCAGATAGGTTAGTCCTGGCAATTAAGCGTGTTTACGGAGAGGATTTGCCGATAAGTAATGATGAGTGGCGGAGAGGTTTTTTTAGGCGCTATCCACAGTTTAGAGTAGCAGATGTAATATGAAACAGCTGGGGATAACAAAAGAGTTTTTATTAGAAAATAATATACACCTTCTCTGTACACCATATTTTGAGGGCGTATCTACTACTTTACTTAAACAAAGATTTACTATTGTATGAAAAAACAAACAATAGGGGTATGTGTTATTGTCAAAAACGAGGAGCGAAATATTGTTCCCTTGATTGACTCTCTCTATGAGCTTAGCCCCGAAGCTATATATTTAACAGATACAGGTAGCACAGACAAGACACTGGAAAATGCGCAAAGAGCTGCATCCAGAAACAATTTTCAACTAAGCGTAAGCAACTTCGAGTGGTGCGACGACTTCGCCAAGGCGAGAAATTTTAACTTTTCACAAGCTAAAACAGACTGGATATTGTGGCTAGATGCAGATGATACTTTAGAAAATGGTAACAATTTAAGAAACCTAGTAGAGAAGGCTAATCAAATTGGTGTAGACGGACTATACCTTCCATATAGATATCAGGTTGAACCGATGACACAAAAGGACGTAGTCGTACACTCTAAGCTTAGGGCTGTTAAAAACGGCAAATATGCCTGGACAGAGATAGCTCCTATACACGAAAACCTGTTTCCAATAGACAAATCTCAAAGCAAGGTTGCTTACGATGAAACGGTGAAGGTAAGGCATTGGAGAGACGAGAGCAGCTTTAAAGATTCTGGAAAAAGAAATATTCGTATACTTGAGGCTTTGAGGGCCAAGGAGCTAGCGGCTGGTAAACCAGACCAAAGGACGATATTCCTACTTGGAAGGGAGTATGATGGACAAGGGAATAAAGATAAAGCGATTGAGTATCTGAAACTTTATCTAACTAAAGACAAGTACGGTGGGGATGCTTTACAGGCAAATGGTATTTTGGCAACTATCTACGAAAGGATGGGCGATTTTGGGACAGAGTTGGATTATGCCTTTGATTGCGTAAAAGCTTTGCCCGACCACCCACTAGGCTATATAAACGTAGCCAGGGCCTACAGCAATCTTGGTGAGTACAAACTGGTTATTGACTGGATTAAGAAGTCAATGGAGCAGGATTATGACATTTCCGATGGGACAATGCAGTTGCCATATCAGGTTGAAAGACAGCAAGCGTTTCTTTTGGCGGACGCAATGGCAGAGCTGGAGGAATATGACAAAGCCGCTGAAGCGTTAAAAAAGTATCTTAATTGGGCTAATTCTGAAGACACGCAACTTATATATGAACACGTGGGTTATTATCAAGCTCAATCAATAGTCAAAAAACAAAGAGAGTCTTTCACAATACTTTCTAACATCGCACTAAAAACCAACAGATACGAAGCCTTAAAGGGGTTACTACTTAGTATGTATGGGGAAGCGGAATTGAGCAAAGAAAGCTTGAGGTTACAAAGGGCCGTGGGCATGGGTGTAGAGAGGCAAAACAATATAACTATATTTTGTGGGCTTTCGGCAGAGGAGTGGGATGATAAATCCTTAGAGGTTGGGTTGGGTGGTAGTGAAACGGCTGTTGTAGAGATGAGCAGGCGTTGGGCCAACATGGGTTACGAGGTGCATATTTACAATACGGTTTCAGAACCTCGAAGCTACGGAAATGTAAAATATTTTCCTTATAATCAAATTAACTGGGCGGACAAATTCGACATTTTCATCAGCTGGAGAAACCCATTAGTTGTCAAAAACATGGATATTTCCGCCAGAAAGAAATACATCTGGTTGCACGACGTACCGAACCCGATGGACTACAACAAAAAGTTGACAGAGAAGGTCGATAGGATAATCGTATTATCAGAGTTCCATCGCAATCTATTACCAGCTGTATCCCAGGACAAATTCTATATATCCAGGAACGGAATAGACATCAAGCTGATAGACGAAGTGTTAAACGAGGGAATAGAAAGAGACCCAAGCTTAATCGTATACACATCGGCCCCAGACAGAGGGTTGGATAGGGTGATAAAAGTTTGGGATAAGGTCAGAATCAATCATCCCGAGGCTAAGGTGCAATGGGCCTATGGCTGGGAAACATTTAACAAATTGAGAGGCGGGGTGCCAGAACTAATGAGATGGAAGAAGGAGTTGCAAAGAAATATGCAAAGAGCAAAGATACAATCTGTTGGGCGACTTGGCAAAAGAGACCTCTACAGGTTGTACGCAAAGGCGGGAATATGGTTCTATCCAACAGTATTTGACGAGATTAGTTGTATTTCGGCTATGGAGGCCCAGGCCTTAGGGTGTTACCCAGTTACCAGTGGTCATGCGGCCCTCGCAGAAACACAACAAATTGGTATCAAAGAACCAGACCTGGACAAGATAGCTAATAAACTTGACAGTATATTATCAGCTGGTGTGCCAGTCGAGAGATTTGACAGGGATATGTATTCCTGGGATTTAATAGCTAAAGAGTGGGCCAACGATTTGTTCCACGGTGACGTAGTAGTAAAAAGTAATCCCTTGGTTTCGTTAGTGTTTGTTACAACCAGGCCAGGTTGTTTTAGGATTTTGAAGGAACAGATGGAGAAACAGACTTACAAAAACATGGAGCTGGTTATAATAGATGGCAGGTATCAGCAAAGAAAGGACCAGTTAGAGCTGTATTTCAAAGGGTTCCCTTTTAAATGGATTCACCTGCCAGACCCCCAAAGGGACATGGTTAAATACCCGTACGGGCTTTCCCATGCTTATAATGCTGGGTTACACGTGGCCAATGGTGAGTTGTTAGTGTTCTTACAGGACTTCATAGAGATGGCCGACGATGGCGTAGAAAGATTTGTAGACCTTTATCGGTTACATCCAGAAGCTATATATTCAGGGGTAGATGACAGGGTAGGTTTTAAAGGGTGTGTTAACAAACATAATTTGCTGGATGTGTTCGAAATGAAGAAATACGAACTCTATGGACAACAATTTAAATCCCCAAGGATTAAGCTTGGAAACGCCACAAGGATAAGCTACGAACCTATGGAGTGGGAGCTTAATTGGGCTGCTGCACCTAGGGATGTTCTGGTCAGCCTAGGTGGGTGGGATAATACCTGGGACACAGCTTTTGGGTATGACAATACACAGCTGGCACTGAGACACGTTGCCAACGGTGGCTATATAATATTAGACGAAAAGAACATGGTGCACGCCCTTAGTCATTGGGATATATTCCCTAATGATGACCTAGGAGTACCCAACAGAGGGAAGAAGACAAACGACAAAAGGTATGCTACTTATATTAAATCCTTGATGGACAATCCCAATGTGCCAGTAGACTTGGTCTACGAGCCTCCAGTGTATATATCTTATTTTGTAGATAAAATAGCAAAATGGAAACTAAACAATCTCAACCAGTTAGATTAGCTTTTATTTGGGACTTTTCGGTCACGCCTATAGAGCTTCACTCCTGGGGCGATGGATTAAACGCAGCCCTAAAGACCCTAAGCTCTGAAGACTTTAACTATCTTGTGAAAGTAATTGCCAACGATAAAGCAGAGGTGATTTATGAAGAAATAAAGAACTTTGACCCAGACGTAATTTTAGCTTGGGGTTCATTAGACAGGCCGTCCTTTGCTGGGCTAAGACAGTTTAAAAAGCCTACGGCTCTCTGTTTTGCTGGTGGCCCTACAGAGCATAGTAACACCGATAATTTTGATGTTATTTTTGTAGAAAACGTTGAATATCAGCAAAAGTTTGCAGAGCAGGGGATTCACGTAGAGCTGGCATTTGGGACTAATGAATATTTATTCAGAACCTTTACGGTTAATAAGAACTGGTTAGCCTGTTATCCCTGTGCTTTTGCTGGGTGGAAAAGGCTGGATTTGTTCTCTGAAGCCGTAGGTAAAGACGGTATAGTTGTCGGTAAGATTCTACCAGAGGAACTGCATATAGTTAAAAACGTAGTCCAAAACGGGTGTACTATTATGGCGGCAATCCCATATCAGGTAATGCCCTACATCTACAACCAGTCTAAGTTTGCATTGATAACTGCGCACAACGTAGGAGGGTCTCAAAGGGCTGTTCTTGAAGCTATGGCGTGTGGTACTCCCCCGATAGTAATGTCGGATAATATCAAAAATCGTGAGTTTGTGGAAGAGGCAAATTATGGTTTTGTGGTAGACCCAGACGTGGATAAAATTAAGGAATTGCTCAAAGAGCTTAGTAGCAAGCCTATGCCAGACCCTACAATGGGTAGAAGGTTTATAGAAAATCGCTACACCTCAAAACACTATGCACAGAAAATCGACAAGTGTCTTAAAGAAATATTGTAGTTTGACAGTTGTAAGGGAATAACTATATATTGTATGTAACATATTAGTTACTCTCGATGGCCACTACTACTTTAAATGACATCCAGACGCAAATCGCACTTGATTTTGATAGCTCGAGTAGTGCTCCAGCTACGAGTAATACAGAGTGGACAAGACGTCTTTACTTAATTAACAGATACGAAAAAGAGTGGGCAAGGGTTAAGGATGGACGATGGTCTCAACTGTTAACCCCTTTCACAATCTCCACAGTCGCAGGAACGGCTTACGTTTCATTGCCAGCTGATTATGTGTTTGGGCGTGAGATAGTCAAGCCTAATAGTTTTATGGACATTGGCGGGGTTGACTACAGGATGGTGGCTTATACCGAAAAAGACAAATACGACACAGCGGATTCCTATGTATACATACTAGGTGATGACCAGGCTGGGTATAAGCTCTATATTAACCCCACACCAGATACGGCAGTTACAGTTACTCTTCCATACTATTCCACATATCTAGCGACAAGCTCCGCTGGGGTAAAACAAAACGTTTTAACGACTGGTACGGATATTACGAGATGCCCAGACCCAATGTATATTGTTTATATGACCTTAGCCGATTTATTCAAGATTGACGATGAGGGTAATAAAGGTCTTGACTTTGAGAGGAAAGGAACGGAAAGGCTTGCTGATATGATGAGCGTTGAAAATGGCAGGTCGACAAACTTTAATATGGAGATACCAGACTTTGTAGAAGACGCTGGTTATCCCAATATAGGCGAATAATGATACAAGTACCTAAAACAAAATTTACAGACACTAAGCTGAAAGAGGTTAAATGGGTAAACTTCGCCAAAGGGCTTAATACATTACTTCCCCCTCAAAAGATTAGAGATGACGAATTAGCGGTTGCCGACAATGTTTTACTATATGGCGACGGCAATCCTGGTAGAAGGTGGGGGACCGACTATTACGGCAATACAAGTAGCGGGGTAGATGTTCGTGGCCTTTTTGCCTATTACGGTTCCGATGGTTCTTCGCAGTTATTGAAATTGGAAGATGGCTTTTTGAAGAAGCTCAATACTGGCACTGGAAACTGGGATGTTGTTGCTGGGGCTAGTTTCACAATGAGCCAAACGACCAGGGGGACAATGGCTAACGACAGCTTATATCTAATAAATACAATAGACGGGCTAATTAAATACAACGGGTCATCGCTGGTCCCTTTTAACTTAATAAGCCCCCCATCATCTAATTGGGCGACCAGAGGGGCAAGCATCTATTCTGGACAATATTTATATTCATACAGGGTTACTGCTCTCAATGCAGTTGGCGAAACAACTGCCGCTGCTGCCGCAACTGTGGCAGCTAATTTACCCAGAGAGCTATGGAATACTGACCCTACTGCATTAAAGGACACATATTCAATTTCAATCAACTGGAACGTAGTTACTGGGGCAAGTGGCTACAATATTTATGGCACAACTGGCGGTGACGAGACGTATATAGCACACGTAGATGGCCAGCAGGTCTCAAGCTGGAAGGATATGGGATATATTATCCCCTCTAATGTATTTGTACTACCAACTGGCAATAGTACGGCTGGACCCAAAGGCAAGTTTATTATGGAATTTAAGACCACTTTAATGATTGGTGGAGACCCAGCAGTCCCAAGTAGGGTCTATTATTCTGCTGGTATTGATAAGGTTGATAGCTTTTTAATTAACGATGGTGGTGGATGGGTTGACGTATCAAAGAACACAGATGACGGTGTAGTATCTGGGCTTGCGAACTTCCAAAACACAGCCATTCTATTCAAAGAGAGAAGTATCTGGCAATTTGATTACAATGGCACAGCTTCTCCTTCTATGAGTAATATTAGACTAGGGTTAGGCTGCGTATCGAACGATACTGTAAAAGTAGTTGAGAACGACCTATTCTTTATGGGTAGGAAATCTGGTGGTGGGGCTGCTTTGTATGTACTTGGCAATGAACCCAACTTCTTAAACGTATTAAGAACAAACGAAATAAGTACCAGGCTAAGACCAGACTTAAAAACAGTATTGGGAGGGAGTTTTGAGAATATGGTGGCTGTTTACATTGAAGGTAAGTATATAGTTTTTTACCAAGATGGTAACGACGCTTACAATAAGAGTGCGATTGTATATGATAGAGAAAGACTGGGGTTCACTAAATGGTCTGAAGTAAACGCCATTAAGACGCTTCTTTATTACGATAGCGACAAGAACGAGAAGGTTTTGTTAGTCGATGGTGCAGACATGAGGGTTAAAGAACTGACGGAGAACGCAGCGGATGACTGTGGCCAGGCCATACAGTGGAATTTTAAGACTAAATCAGTAGACTTTGGAGACCCATTTGTATACAAGCGCTTTAAGTGGGTAAAATTTAAAGCTAAGAACGTTAACGGGTCGGTATATGTCAAGTTATGGGCCGATAACACACTTATTTATACAAAACTTTTGAACCTGGCAAGTAGCGATGTTGATACATCTTTTGGAGCTGGCCAGTTCGCCAAGCTGAAATTTGGAGCCACTGAAGATGGAAACATATCTCCAGCGGCAGACGTTGTTATTAGAAGGCTTCCAGTTGGAAGATTGGGAACAGTATCAATATCACCATCCTTGGCGTTAGAATTTGCATATAGCGATACACAGTCCAAGCTAACGTTACTTGATGTATCCTTAGAGTACAGGGAAAAGTCTAAAAATTATTATCCTAGAACTGAAGTATTTACATAATGGCTAACACACCAAATATTGTACGAGCTATTGGAAATCAACTGGGAACCACCTTAAATGCTGGTATATCCTCGTCTGCTAGTAGTATTACATTGGTAGACGCAACTGGATTCAGCACAGATGGCGGTTACATAATTATTGATGAAAACATAACAGGGAAAGAAGAGATTGTTTATGTAACTGGCGTTGCTGGCAGTACATTAACCGTGGCTACTGATGGGCGTGGTAGGTGTGGCACAAGTGCAACCAGCCACGACGCTGGGGCTACGGTGTCGGATATCTTGGTGGATGAGCATATAAACGGAATAGCAGATAAGTTTATCGTAGAACACAACGATGATGGAACCCACGTAGCTGACTATGCAACCATTACTGGTTCAGAAAATTTAACCAATAAAACGATAACATTGCCAGTATTCACTAACGGAGCCATTAACTTCAATGCCCCACAAGGGTTTTTAATTAACGGGAAGATAGACACCTCAGTTGCGAGCAACAATATTACTGTCTCAATTAAGACGTTAGCGGGGGGTGACCCATCTGCTAGTGATCCAGTCTATTGTAGGATTGGGGACTCTATTCAGGGAGTCACTGCGGCCCTTTCTGTTACAAAAAACGCTGGGACTAATTGGTTTGGTTCTGGCGATTTTAGGTCGGCAACATACGAAAGAGATTATTTTGTTTATCTTGGGTATAACGCAACGGATGGGGTTACACTTGGGTTTGCATTAATACCCTATGCTAGGGTGTACGGAGATTTTAGTGCGACAACCACAAGCGAAAATTATTGTGCAATTAATAATATTGCCAATGCTTCGGCCACAGATAATTATGAAGTAATCGGCAGATTTAACGCCACATTATCAGCAGGTGCCAGTTATAATTGGAGCATACCAGCTACGTCTATAATTATAAATAGACCAATATTTGAAACAAGAACGCTAACATATCTTACTGATATTTACGGGGGTACGTCTGCTGGGACAACGACATGGTCTAGCAGAACTAGCCATTACAAAATTTCGGGGAGGGACTGTCAATTCTCTATGTATTCAACCTGGACAAATCAAACTGGAAGTGGAGATATGTATATATATATGCCTAGGGCGTATATGGGCATAAGTGGAAGTTTTTTTAGTTTCCCAGTCGCTTTTGCTACTGGATTGACCGACCCTGGAAAGTGGATTGGTGGATTAGCGGCACACGGAGCGACTGCATTTAGATTAGTAAACGCCAGCGGGGCAGGTAGCAGTTATTATGCTATAGACACTGCTGGTAGCATAATAACAAGCGGGATTTACAGTATTGTTTAATTTTAGATTATGGCTAACACACCTTATATAACAAGAGCAATAGGAAATCAGCTGGGGAATACCTTGGCCTCGGCAATAAGCGACACGGATACATCAATCGAGTTATCAGATGCCACAGGATTTGACGCAGACGGGGGTTACGTTATTATTGACGAGAACATAACTGGTAAAGAAGAGATAGTTTACATTGAAAGCGTTGCTGGAACTATATTAACAGCCAGCACAGATGGTAGGGGCAGGATGGGAACCACTGCGGTAGCCCATGATGCGGGGGCAACAGTTTCGGATATTTTGGTAACAGACCATATAAATGGCATTGCAGATAGGTTTTTAGTAGAACATAACGATGATGGCACGCACAAAGATGATATTGTGGACACGGTCTATCCAGTAGGCTCAATATATATTTCTGTAAATTCAACTAATCCTGGCACATTGTTTGGCGTTGGAACCTGGGTTGCTTTTGGGGCTGGTAAGGTCTTAGTAGGATTGGATAGTAGTGATGCTGCATTTGACACTGTAGAAGAGACTGGCGGGGCAAAAACCGTAACCCTAAGCTCTAGCGAAATACCAAGCCATAGTCATAGTGTAGACCCCCCGAGTACAAGCACAAGTTCTAATGGGCTGACTTTAACGGTTGGTCGTAATGATGTTTTAGAATATATAGGCTCTGGGGCTTATTTAACAGTAGTTAGGCCAGATGGATATAGTTCGGATGGTAATGTCAGTTTGGGTGGTGGTACGGGCTCACACTCACATACAGTAGACATTGGAAGCTTCACAAGTGGTACGGCTGGTACTGGTGGAGCACATAACAATCTCCAGCCTTATGTAGTTGTATATATGTTCAAGAGGACGGCTTAATATGGCAAATAAACCAAACATAGTAAAAGCAATAGGGAATCAACTGGGCACGACACTAGCCAGTGGGATAAACGCTTCGGATACGTCAATTACAGTATCTGACGGGGCTGGGTTTAGCTCTGATGGCGGATATATTATTATTGACGAAAACGTAGCTGGTAAAGAAGAAATAGTTTATGTGGAGAGTGCATCTGGGGCTACTTTGACAATAGCTACTGATGGTCGTGGTAGGTGTGGCACAAGCGCAACCAGCCATGATGCTGGAGCTACGGTATCCGATATTTTGGTAGACGACCATATTAACGGTATTGCTGATAAGTTTTTGATAGAACATAGCGACAGTGGGGGGCACGGTGTTTTGAACTTAACAACCCCAACGCTAACCAATCCAACAATAACCAATGGCACATTTTCGTTTAACGCACCGCAGGGATATTTAATAAACGGCAGAATTATTACGTCTGTCTCTTCCAACAATCTAACAGTAGCATTAAAAACATTGTCTGGCGACGACCCGTCAGCCTCTAATCCCGTATATTGTAGGATTGGGGACGCAGTGAGAAGCATAACCTCCGCACTATCGGTTACTAAAAGCGCTGGTACCAACTGGTTTAATTGTGGTGCAGAGATGCACGCTACCTACGAGGTTGATTATTTTGTGTACCTTGGTTATAACGCAACTGACGGGGTTGTAATCGGGTTTTCCAGGCTCGCACATTGTAGGTTATATGGGGATTTTAGTGCGTCGCCTACTGATGAGAGGTATTGTGCCATTAGCACGATTACCAACGCAACATCAACTGATAACTACGAACTCGTTGGTAGATTTAATGCTGTGTTAAGTGCGTCTCCTAGTTATAATTGGAGCATACCAGCCACCTCAATAGTAATAAATAGACCTATATTTGAAACCAGAAGTCTAACCTTCCTTCCCAGTCTATATGGTGGAACAGTTGCTGGCACAACAACCTGGACGTCCAGGCTTGCCTCATACAAGATAGTTCAACAAAATTGTTATGTCACAATGTATATAACCTGGTCTAACCAAACTGGTTCTGGAGATATGTATATAGGACTTCCCCACACTTGCGGTGGTGGTCCTGGTACTTTTAGCTCACTGACAGTTGGGTTTGCTACTGGATTGACAGACCCAGGAGGGTTTATAACTTCATTGATAGCGTATTCGACTAACGCCCTAAGACTTGTCAACGCTAACGGAGTTGGTTCGTCCTATTATGCGATAGATGCTGCAGGAAGCATCATTGTGGGGGGAATATATCCAATGATATAAAATTATTTAACTAACTATGGATACAATAACAATAGACGATATAAGAAAAATGATAGATTCAAGCGTCAATCAAAAAGTAGATGCTAAGCTAAGTATGATATCCCAGGATATTAAAGATATTAAAGAGGTCATATTAGGCAATAAGGAGTTTTCAATAGCGGGGATAAAAGGTCAACATGACGAGATGTATGAGGCTTATAAGCAATGCAAAATAAACGACCAACAAACTAAGGTCGAAATTCTTTGGAAGTCATACGAAAGGACTAAATGGTTGTTTGCCACGCTGGGTATTAGCTCTGTGGCTGGTTTAATGTCTTTAGTATTAACTATATACAATATAATAAAATATACTAACAATATGTAATATTTCGTAATATTAACTTTTAAACTTTCAAACATGGCAGCAGGTGGATTGGGGACATGGATAGGTCAAATAGGAAAAGACTTAAACCTCCCCGAATTTGGTATTAGCGAGTTCCTCGCTGGTGCTGGCACTTTAAATAATCAATATGGCAGCGGAAGGGATTTGGGGTATAGAACTCCAGTGGTAGATAGGTCTGCGGCATCTCCGAAACAATATAATGTGGCAGTCCCAATAAACGTTCCCGCTAGAGCAACTGGTAACGTACCCAGTGTACTGGGAGCACAAGCTACACAAAGTAATCCTAATTATGACACATCACTTGACTACTTGACTGGTGGTGGGAGTAGTGGTGGTGGCGGGGGCTATGCTGGTTTATCATCGTCACAAATAAACGCTAATCTAGAGGCTATGAAGGCTATTATAGAAGGTAGGTACAACGATGCTGTGACGGCTTTAATAAACTCTGCCGAGGCCATGAAAACAAACGTAGCCAATACTAAGCAGAATATTCAAGGCTTCCAATCTAGCAACATAGAATCAATACAAAAAGGGGCACAAAATACCAGGTCTATGGCTAGACAAGACTATCAAGACGCTTTATTACAAGCAAGGCGAAGGGCCGTAGCTAGTGGTGCTGGTAGTGGTTCTGGGTATTTAGATACCACTGGGAAGTTAGACCAAGCGCTAATGAGGATGATGTCTGACGTCAACTTCCAGGAGATGAACAACATTCAAAAAGTAAATCTTACAGCCCAAGAAGCTATAAATTCTTTGGAGAATGATTTAACGGAGAAGCTCAACGCCATTGAAAAAGAGAAGGCAATGACAGCAAGGGACAAAGAGCAGGCTATATTAGAAGCTCAAATAAACGCAGCCAATCAAGCTTTAGAGGTACAGTCATGGGCAATTAACAGGTCGAGTGGGTGGGGCAGTAGCTCGGTTAATAACAACCAGGCTGCCTCTGCCGCATGGGCTCAGGCACAACAGAAAATAGCTGAAATTAGTTCCATGCCATACAGTCAAGCCGTTAAAGATAGACTGATTAACGAAGTTAACAACAATCTAAACGCAATAGGGTTGGCCACTGGCAAGTACAATCCCTGGACGGCTAAGACAAGTAGCAATCCTACCATGGAGGATATGATCTGGGGCAAGATAAACGCTGGGACAACTGATGACGAAATGAATAATTTGCTTAATTATTACCAAAAAATTTACGGTAAATAAAAATGGCCACGAAAAAGATTGACCTTAAAATCAGTGGCAAGGCTTGGTCTCCCACTCAACCCAAAAAGGGGGTGGGGACTAAGACTATTGAGCAAATAAGAGCGTCTATGGGGTTAAATGCCAACAATGCAAATACCCCGAGACTAACGACTTCTCAAAAGAGGTATGCTGCTGAGACTGGTTTTAAAACAAGAACCCTTCCCCAGAATAGGTACGAGTCTCCGACAACTGATTTTATTGGCGGTGCGATAGACTTTATCAATAGGCCAATGTCTGGTGTGCTCAACTATTTAAACAGACAAGCAATCGATGTTGGCAATGCCGTTTTTAACAACGACATTGGTGCTGGTTTAAGAGCTGGGGCAAAGGCGTTGTTCCCAATATTAGGGGCTGGCGATTTTGCAGAGGGGATGACCGATAAAAGGGTATCGGGAGAGAACTTAATAGACACTGTTCTAGATAGGCCACAGGTCCAATCTGGGCTAAAGCAGTCTGGGTTACAGACGTTTGCAAATAATCCAGTTATTAGGGCTGGTGCTGGTTTAGCCACGGAGATAGCAGCCGACCCACTTACCTACATCAGTATTGGGCAAATCGCAAAAGCTACCAAATTGGACGATGTTTTAAAGCCTATAGGTAAAGCGATTACAGATAGCCCCCAACTTGGTAACGCTTTAAAGAAGTTGGGAATAGGGCTGCCGAAAGAATATAAAGCTGCAACCGCTATTGCCAGGAAAGGCGAAGCTGCTGGAGATGATATAGCAATGGTGTTAAAAGAGGTAATGGAGGGCACGACAAAGGTTGATAGTAAGAAATATAAACAGATGAAGGACGTACTGGCGTTTGCGACCCAAGCTTCAGACAACGCCCCTGGTGTATTTCAGAAACTTAGTGGGTCAATAGATAATCTTGCTAAAGAGCTGGATAATCTCGAAGCCACAACTAAACTTCCCAGGAAAGAAATAATGAACATGGTACAGAGTGCTGTATCTAAAGAAGTGATAGACCCAAGGTTCGATAAGGCTGCAAAAGCCTGGGGCGAGATGATGGACACTGTGGGTGGGGAATTGGTCGCTAAGGGGCTTATAAGCCCAGAACAAGTTAGTGACTTTGGTACGTACTTCCACAAGGTTTACAATCAGTCCCAGGCCATTGCAGACCCGAATATCATAACAAAACAAGGGGGTATCAAGATGGGTGAGGCTGGGGATATTTTAAAACAAGACATATCAGATGCGGAAAGAATATTAGAGTTAAAACAAAAAGCAATGGTGGGCGAGGATAAGCAGGCGTGGTCATATCTCAAAAAGGCCTTTAATCAATACAGAGAAGATTACCTGCCAACAAAAGCAAGCGATATGGCAATTAGAGATACTATTGATAAATTCCCTGGCTTTGATGCGTTTGGTTACGCTGGGGAAGCCAGAAAAGCTGCTGGGTTAGTTACGGACAGAGCTTCAGATGTATTTGCCAACACTGTGCAAAAACAATTTAAAGTAATGGCAACTGATAGGTTATATAAACAGCTTGGACAATATGCTGTCGAACCTAGCAATACGGCAAAAGTAGGAGAGCTACTACAACGGGGGTATAAACAATTATCAAATAGCCCCGATTTTGGAGCATTAGCTGGTAAATATATGCCAGGCTATATGGTGGACGATTTAGAAGGAATACTGTCTCCCAAGATTGGGTGGATGGACAAGGCTTTGGGGTGGTGGAAGAAGGGTAAGCTATTTTCTCCTGGTAATTTTGCTACGCCTCTTAGAAATAATATCAGCAATATAATGCTTAATAGCGTAGTAGAGGACGGATTACCAGTATACAGGATGGATATTTACGCCCAGGCTTTAAGCGAATTAAAAAATGGTGGTAGGTATCTAAGTGAGTTTAAACAGGCTGGTGGAGGTTTAACAGGTGTAATGAAGAGCGAGATTGATGTTATCGGCAAACAGGCTGGTGTTGGCAGTAAACTAGACAGAATATTCAAGCCAATGATGAATGTTCAGGCTGGCTCTGAAGAATTAGCCAAGCTATCACAATTTATCTGGCAAAGGAAAAAAGGAAAGACAGTAGAGGAGGCTTTAAGAATTGCAGAGAAGGCAACGTTTGACTATTCTACAGTTCCCAACCTCGTTAGACAGTTTGGAAACAACTTTATGCCCTTTATCTCTTTTAAATATCTAGCAACAGAGTTGGCTGTTGACACTTTAATAAATCGTACTGGTAAGCTAACAGTCTATGACAAAGGTAAAAGAGCAATAGAGAATATTACAGCGGAGGAAGAGGGCCAGCCATTGCCACAATGGATGCAGGACAATAGAACCATGCAAATGAGAACGCCATTTACAGATGAGCAAGGTAACAGATTATTCCAGGATTGGACGTATATGTTCCCATTTGGAGATATTACAGGCGGATACAATATGGCCGACCTAGCTTTGGGTAATCCATTTTTACGAGCAGCTGTCGAGCTTGGTAGTGGACAAAATTTATATTATAACCAACCAATAACCGATTCTAACTTACCAGATGAGCAATGGAAGGATAGGGTCAAATATCTCGTACAAAATATTGGGCCAGCTACACCACTAATGCCAGGCAGTAGACAGCAGGACAAATTATTAAGCGCTGGCAAGCCAGATAAATATGGCAATGTACGCAATACTTCTAGTGCCCTACTTGATGTTTTCGGTGGTATCAAGTTAAAATCTATTGATTATAAAAAACAGGGAGAGCTTAATAAGTTAAAAAACAAAAGTAATATTAACAGCATTAAATCAGAAATAACTAAGACAAAAAAAGACGAATCATTGAGCGACAGAGAGAAAGAGGAGAAGATAAAGAAGCTGGAGTTAATGCTACAAGAACTGCAATAAAATGGACAATGAGGAATATCTTATACAGGAACCAGAGCCAGTAAAGGCCGAGAACGTTAGGGGACTCTCTGGATTTGTAGACTTCAAGCTCCGTGATAACAGAGATAGGCTTAATAAGTTAGTGGCCTATGTAGCACAGCACCTTAAAGATAATAAATCCCATGTAACAGATAAACATATTATAGATATAATAGCTGGAATACTACCCAAAGTAAGCCACAACAAGCTTGTGGATTATAGGGCGGATGAACATTCCAAAAGAGATGATTCTGCCATCTCAAAGAAGCGTGTTTGGTCAAGTGCTAGGATAACGCAGGAAATCACAAAAAGAGAAAAACAGCTACAAAAGGAGTTGAGGTCGCTGAGTAACGGTACAAATATCGAGCTGGAAGGGGTCAAGAACCAACTAAAGATATTAAAAGAGATATCTAATACCCTGGCAAAAGGTGAAACCTTAGAGGGTTTAGCCAGGCTGGTAGGGGAGAAGGTTAAGCTTCTCAAAGAGTCATTGCTAACAAAGTCCGACCAAAACCACAAACACCCAGAATATGTTAAAGAGAAGGATGTAGACACCAAGTTGCGTGCTAAGGCAAATAAAACCCATGGGCATGATGAGTATTCTAAGAAGGGGCACCTGCATAGTGAGTACGCCAAGAAACAGCACGAGCATGGTGAATATATTGACAGGTTGGAGTTAGATAATTTGGCTACTAAGCTTGATGTAGCAATGGTAAAAGGGGTGGCTGATTCAAAGGCTCCACTATTACACGACCACGATTATGCCACTAAAAAAGATATTGATAAAGCGATAGCTAAATTACCAGAGCCGTTAACGCCAGAGAATATAGACTCTAAGCTAGAGGAGCTAGCTCCATTACAACATAAACATAGAATAAGGGATGTTGCTGGGTTACAGGATGCACTAGACAACGCTGGTGGAGACGCTTTGCCAGACCAAACTGGCAACGATGGTAAATTCTTAACAACGGATGGTTCAGTCCCAAGCTGGGCAGATGTGAACGCTACTATAGAACCAGAGTCTGGGAGTGTGACCAGGGATGTTAATGGATATGTAGACGAGGTTACTAAGGGGACAACTGTTTTTACAATTACTAGAACTGGCGGGTACATAGATAGCGTGGCTTGTACCGACTATACAGTAAGCTTTACACGTGATGGAAATAATATTATTACTTCTTGGACGGTAACATAAATGGCGACAATATCAACTTCACAAACTCTAGATAGTGCAGCCAGGACTGCTGGCGAGGCTATGACAATAACTAGCGGTGCTGTTTTAACTATAGATACAGACACTAGGTACCACAAAAATGCTCCAGCAAGTGGAACTGGGTCATTGGGTTCATTTACAATGACCTCTGCGACTGGAGGAGAGGTTCTGGTTGACGGTAGAAATGTTAGATGGATAGCTTATACAAGCGGCTCTGGTAATGTGCCAGCTTATGACACAACAATATCTGGCACAACTGCGTCTGGATTATTGGCTGGGGTTTACACGGCTGTTAACGCAGCCCCAACAGCGGTGGGCACAGCTATGCCAGCTAGCGGATTCTTAAAATTTAAATCTGTTACGTCTGGCCCGTTCAGCTCCTCAGAGGCTATCAGTGGCACCGATGGGACTTATACATTAAACGCTACTACAAACGGTACTGAGACAACTGGTTGGTTAGAGATAGTGTGTGATGATGGGGCCAATATTACGATAGGGAGGGCTCAAAAATGGACAACAAGGTCTGACTGGTTTTATCTCGACAACACTAATGGAAGTAGGGGACAAGTGATACAGCTTCCTACTTGTGGTGGTGGGGCTAATACCATGTATGCTGGGGTGTGGGTTGAAACTGGAGTGGGAACTGATGAATATGAATTTTACCCTGCTCAGAGATATTCTGCGTCGTTAAGCTCGGGCTGGTATTCCACCGCAAAGGGCACAGATGAGAGGAGCAAGTTCGTGGAAATGCTAGATGGTGGAGCAATCAGAATAGGTAGCAATGCAAGTGGAGACTATGGGCATCTTCCTGCAAGTGGTTGCAAGGTAAGAATACCCAACTTATTATTTGTAGCTTGTGCAACGGCTACTAGAGCCTCAAATTCACTACCTCATGCAACTGTTGCATCAAGACCAGAGTTCACAACAACAAGTGCTGGCAACATTGACGCTAATGGGGGTATGTGGAACTGGTATTTTAATATCGGTCAGGCTTATTTTTTTTCCCTGCAAAACAGTGCAGTCATAGACAATATAACAATATCTGAAGTTGCGACATCTATCACTTTAAACAACGTTGGAACTGGAAACTACCTAAACACAGATGTTAACAATGTTACATTGACATCTAACTTGGCTGGTGGGGAAGTAACCAACTGCAAATTCGGGAGATGCGGAACGATGGGTAGCGCAGACTACGGGACGGCAGTTACCTATTGTAAGGACATTACCTTTACCGACTGCCATTTTCAAAACAGGATATTTAGAACCAATGGAGCCTCTTATCCATTATACATTGCTTATTGTGATAACATAAAAGTCATCAGGCCAACAATTATTGGTGGAGCTTATTATGCAACGGTGGCAACAAATAATTATGTAGAAGACCCAGTGTACGCAGATAGTTTTCACACAACTTCCAGTGCCACAACCCCCCCAGCTGGTGTTATTTGTTTTGGTGCTGGTGCTGTGAACAATATTTTAAAGGGAGGCTCCTTCTGGAGTGGGATTGATAATATGCACCCAGATACGGCCTACCTATACTTAACCAACGCAAGCAACACCAGGTGGTATAGTTGTGGTACAACATCTACTCCTATTAGCGGGGGCAGTTCTAACGCAATGCTTTATGCCGTAAACGATGCTGGAAATAGCTTAAACACCGAAATTAAGAGGGTGTATTTTACAAGCCTGGGAACTAGATTTGTTAACGGAGTAAACTCAAGCAAGGGGCTTGTCATAGAGAATTGTAGTGGTAATTATGGGACAAATACCACAAATGATATTCTTGATGTTATTACTAAGGGCTTTGGCATTAGTGCTATGGACACAGCTTACACATCTGTTTACGGCACAATATTTTACAATATATTTACATCGGCAACGGTTGGTAGGGTCGGGCTAGTGTTCAACGAGGAAACTTCTACCTATGCCTCTTACGTGAATAAAACTGGGTTAACTGGGGCTTCTGGATTTGACAGCGCTGGCAATCTATATTTATATAATCTTAACGACGTTATTGAATATGAGTTCCCTTATTACATACTTGGTTATACAAGTTTTGCGGCTAGCAACGTAACACTAGCTGGAGCGGGAACCACTAACCTGGCGGTGAAATACCAGATAGATGTAAACGATGGCAATGGATATAACGGCACATGGAAAGATGCAACTAGCGCAAATTTATCTGGGGAAACAATTAACGAAACAGATGGATTCAAGTTAAAGTTTCAAATCACCTGCACGACAGCTGGTACGAACTATTTAAACACTCTTTATGTGACGATGGGAACATCAGCGGTTGCACAGGCGACCCTCTACCCGTTAGATACCTACACATTGACGCTAACTGGTTTAAAGACTGGGACTAAAGTAGCGCTAGTAACAACCACAACCGAAACTCTCGTAGATATATTAACTGAATCATCAGGCTCCGTGTCTTATACTTACGCAGATTCGGATGTAACCGATGTAATAGATATAGCAATTTTGGCCCCTGGTTATTTGTACCAAAAAATAACTGGCTACACATTAACTGCGGCAAACGTTAGCCTGCCGATTGTGCAGAGCGTAGATTATGGATATGACGACGAGACATCTGCCACTGTAACCTTCAATGGGGGGACACATAGAATTGTTTGTGATGTTGGGACTACGAGCTTGAACGTAATAGGAGTATATACAGAGTGGGTTGATTGGGCATTGACCAGTGACAATCTTAAATATGAAGCTGCGTTTAGTGAGCTTGGTGGTAACACGATTGACTCTGGAGCTGGCACAAGCGTCCCAGTATATGGATTCCTGGTGAACGATTGGAGAATTAGCCCAGACGAGGACGACCACACCCTTGCTGTTACTGGGGGGATAATCCTAGTAGATGGCGGGGGAGACCCATTTGTGGACACGACTGGAGACTATGTAGTTAGGATTAACTACCAGCAACCAGTCCAGGCAATCACAGTTTCAACGGGCGGCGGTGGTGGCGCTTCAGCTGCTGATATATGGAGCTATGCAACCAGGAAATTGACTGGGATAAAACAAAACTTTGACGATTTGAACGATATATCAACAACACAAGTTAATACGGAGGTTGATACGGCCCTAGCAGATTATGATGCACCGACAAAGGCAGAGCTCGACACTGCGCAATCAACAATACAGAGTGATATAGCTGGGTTAAACGATGTGACAGCAAGTGCAGTAGCAGATGCGGTATGGGATGAGGCCGTATCTGGACACGTAGCCGCTGGTTCTGCCAGTAAGCTTATCCAAGATACAGAGAAGAAAGTGGATGATAACCAAGCTTTAATTATTAGTATGTAACTATGAAGCTCGGAAGTTTCTACAAAGACAATCTTTATATAATAACCCAGAGTCCACACGGTAGTAACCAATCTTACCAAGCAATGGATTTTGGATATCTGGGCTATGGGGATAAGAACCTGTATGCCCCCTGTGACATGACATTTAGGAGAAGCTGGGGAGTGGATTATGATGGTGGTTGCGAGTATAACATAGACAACTCAACGGCTTACGTTCAGTTTGTCCACATCACCCCAACGAATAAAGGAAGGGTTAAAAAGGGCGAGAGGTTTGCACTGGCTAAGGGCGACCACGGACATATAGCGATTTATTATAATGGATGGAAGAGATATTTAGACTATGCCGACAAGACGGCCAAGCTTCACTGGTGGCAAATGGGGGGTACCCATGCCACATGGACAAACTGGCTCACCTATGCAGATAGAGAAATTATTTGTTACACTGATACCGAAATGGTCACTCTACAGTTACCGATAAAAATTAAGACAACTAACACGGCTCCTCTTAATGTGAGGAAAGAACCTAATACTACTTCCGAGATTATAACTAAGATACCTGGGCCAACAGAGTTTGAGACTAAAATCTTAGCCTCGGGTACAGAAGTAAACGGCAATAAAAATTGGTACGGGGTTCTAAATGGGTATATTTCTGGTCACTACGTCCAGGAAATTCCACAGACAGCCGATTGTAATTTAATTCAGGCAGAGCTTGACCAGGTAAGAGCCGAACTTGTTAAAACACAAGAGGAACTCAAGCTGGCTAATGAAAAAATCGTTACCTACGAAGCCTCAATCGAAGATTTAAAGAAATCTGTATCAGATATCAAAAAGGCGTACAAAGACCTCATAGGGCTACTAGAGACGTAAATATGGCATATACAATAAAATAGCGCATGGAATATTTATTAAGTAAGAAAAAACAACATAAACCTAGGTATATCATTAAAAAGGATGCGTTTGGGAGGGTGTACCAGGTTAAAAGATTAAATAAAAAATATAAGTGGGAAGAAATAAAAGATGACGAGGCAGAAAAAAGAGCCTCGGCTGACACAAAAGTCGAGGCTCGAGACTAGCATATATGCAAACGAGACTATCAGGCTCCCATTACGTACCTCTAAATTATCCAGTTTAAACTATGAAGGAAATTATACTCCCATCGGGGGTTAGTGTGGCTACACACCTCGATAAAAAAAGAAGGCCACAGGTAGATTATAAGAAGGCTATTGAAGCAGCTGAGGTTCTCCAGGGTATGCAGAGAGACAGGGAGATACCCCAAACATCAGCAACTATAAAAGTAACAACGAGTGACCCAGTCGCTCTTTTTTTTCATGGAGACCAACACATAGGGAATATGTCGGTAAATTATCGGGAATTGTTCAGACAAAACGAGGCCATAATGAAGATGCGCAACGCCTTCTTAGCTATTACTGGCGATATTTGTGACCACGCTTTTATCTTTAGAGAAGGTGGAGATACTGACAACCTCTCTTATACAATGCAAGGCGAGGTGGCAATGAATATGCTGAAGGACATGGACGAGTCTGGGAAGGTATTGTGGTACACATCTGGCAATCACGATATGTTTAGGGATAATTTTTACAATAGTTATTTTGGTGGATTCAACTTCCCAGTTATAGGCCCTAATCATGGCACGGTTGATTTGACGGTTGGCCAAGCTGATTATGATGTGTTTAGTTTCCACAAGATATCAATGGGCAATAGCACAATGTCTCCGTTTTTAGCCTGTCAAAGAGCTGTCGAGTATTTCGACCAGAACGCAGATATAGTAGTGAGGGGGCATACGCACCGTAAGGCTGTAGGACAGTATAAACTTGGCATAGATGGGCACCAGAAGCTTAGAACTATGATAGAGACTGGTACATTTAAACCAGATGAACACTTCCAAAGGGCCCAGGGTAATGCCAGGACAGCGATGTTTGATTATGGTGGAGCTGGTGTAATCCTAATGCCAGACCAGCAAGAGGTTGTGCCTTTCTATGAATTTGATAAAGGCGTAGAATTATTAAATGGATATATTGGACTAAGGAACGTCTTAACAGCTGGAGCTGGAAAGATATTCACCACAAGATAATTTTTATTTTATTTATATAATTTTTAATACGCTTCAAATGGATAAAGTAAAAAATGTCTGGCAAGCTTTTAAAGCGCGGTTCAACGCCCTGCCATCAACCTTAAAGGTAATTATTTATTCTGGTGGCTCTGTGTTTTTGGGCCAAATCATCACGGACCTATCTCAAATTCCCGACTGGTGGAGTGTATATGTAACAATATTCGCAACAATGGGGAGTAACGTTTTGGCATACCTAATTCTTAGAGAGAAAGAAAGTGGAAGCCAGGGATGACTTTATAGACAAACTCTCAATTCTTCTTGTTGCTATTGGTGCTATTATCTTTGCCCTTGCGGCAGGAATAATTGGGACGATGTAAACCAGTAGTCTTGTATAGATTCTCAAAATCAGATATCACCTCTGTTATTGTTTTGGCTATATCGGCCCTACCTGCATCTATATAATCTCCAGCAAACCCTCTCCACCTAATAATTAGACCCATCATCTTTTCTCTTACTGTCATAATGATTCCTACATAAGAAGTTAAATATTAGGGCAGGTCTGCAATTAGCTTGGCAATAGCATCCTGCACCTCCTCTGGGGCACTAGCACTTGCTACATCTAAAGCTTCATTAAGTAACATATTAAGTAGTTGGTTGGGGGTATTAAAAGCGAAATCCTCATCATCAAATCCGAGCCTCCAGTAGTTACGAAGGTAGCTTAGGAATTTTTCCTGTTCAAAGGTTAGCTCGTCCATTGAAGTATTAAAACTGAAATTAAGACGCAGAGCATTGGTATAAAAGTTACGAAGGCTAACAACCAAGCCAGTTTTGTCTCTCTATCATTTTGTTCGTCTATGGTTCTCATGCTAAGTCGTCTTTTTTAATCTGTGAATCTTTGAATACACCGAGTGTATCTGAATAAGCTGGGTTCATAATTATTTTCCCAACCACTGAATAAATATATGTCCTAGTAACACCAAAGGCTTTGGCGAGGTCGGCCCATTTGACATAACCAAGCTCACTTTTTGCTTTCCTTAAAGATAATCTGACATATAATTGTTTTGTTATTTCAGTCCACAACGAAGTGTGCTGATAAGCGTGTCCCTTTTTTGCTCTCATGGTTATATAATGTTACATTTGATAATATGACAATTATATCATATTGCGATAACATTATCAATGTAGTATAATAGAATTGTTTAATTATTTACTATTCACTAATGGACGAAAAGTCAATCTGGTATAACATAAAGCTCAAGCCAAATAAATTTTACGATGGTTCAGAGGGTAGCCCTACACATAAGGCTTCTACTCCAGTAAATGGAAGGTGGGTAACGGTTGCGGTATTGAGGGCTGGCGAGGGCGATGAATATAAACTAAGTCTTAATAGGGATGGGCTGGCTCAATACATAAAGAACCAAAAAGCTTTTGCTGAATCCAAGAAAGCCCAAACGTATCAACCAAGACCGATAGCGCCCAAGCCTTATAACCAGGAAGATACGGTCAACCCAGACGATTTACCGTTCTAATAGACTCTGCGGGGTAATAATATAACACCTTCTTCGGCCTTTTTAATCTTGCGGTGAAGTTCTTTCCACAGGGGTTTTATACGCTCTATCTGTTCTAGGTCGTAATACCACAACCTACCACGCTTAATTCTCCAGTTTCTATTTTTGAGGCACTCGTCAATGAACCAGGTCGGTATTCTCTTGTAGTATTGGTAGACTTCGTTCCTCGTCAAGAGCTCCTTCGCCCACCATTTCTGGAGTTTCGATTGTCCAGTCTTTTGTTGCCTCGACGTTTGAGGTATCCACATCTTTGAGTAATTTCTCTAAAGCTAAATCCCGCATAATGCGTCTTCTATGGTCATAAAGGTTTTCCATAGTAGTATTGTATTGCTTGGCTATCTGTTGCCAGGAGGGGTTCTTCCAGCCAAACTTCTTTTTAAACTCTTCCAGGGCATTTTGAGCTTCTATTTTGAGCCTGATTGTTTTCTTCATAGCTTCAAGTCTGCCTCTGCGTTGTTTGATTTGTGTTAATTTGCCTGGCCCACGTCCTTTTCTTATTCTCATAGTTAGTTAAATTTTGAAATATATCTATCTAATGATCCTTCGTCTATTTTGGTAAGGATATAGTTAAACAGCTCGTAACAGACATCATCCCACCTAGACACATCTGGTAGCTGGTAAACTTTCTTTTCTGTAATAATGGTCTTTCTCAACTCTCCTCTTTTAAACACTGGTTCTATCCTAGCAATTAGCCCCATGTTGTAGTCGGTCATGCCAGACTTAGCCAGGACATATTTATAGAACTCAAGCTGTCGTTTGTAGTACTCTAGCTTGGTTGTACCAGTTTTGTATTCCACAATAAACTCGCCTATTAAAAGGTCTGGCTTGGCCACGAGCATATAATTATCTTGGTCAAGTTCTATCTTAATCTCTTTGTAGACGGGCTCCCTTTTTTCTGACCACCTATTTATGGTCCTGAGTATCTTGGGTTGGACTTCGTTCTGTTCCAGGAAATCGTGAACGACAATACCAGTTTCCATAGCATCAGACCTGAACATCCCCATCTCTGTAAGGTAAGCTGCTACTGCATCCCAATCCTTCCTAACGTAAGCTGTGTATAGGGTATAGGCTATGCGTATCTTTGGGTATAGCCTACGATATTGCTTATATGGTTCTGTAAGGTCTAAATACCACGGTCTAGCCATTTTCTTATTTGTAATAATTTATATTCTATCCAGGAGCACAGGGCTTGTTCCAGGTCTGTTATGTTCGAGTATCTCTCAAGTATGGCCCTTATGTCCCGCTTGTCTTTATCGGTCAAGTAATCTAGGTAATCTTGTTGGTTGTTAATGTCTATCACCTTATAGTTTAATGTTTAATAGATTAACTTTTATATGGTATCTCCCAAGTTTCTGTCTTGGTTTCCCGACAATCTTTACACCAAAAATGAATTGAATAAATTTCAATTTTGCTTGAAAATGGACTTCTACAAATGAATTCCTTATAACCTTCTTTCCAGTTATGTATTCCCAAAAAACATAGTATCTTTCTTAGCATAGTTTAATAGATTAACCATTTAGCACCTCATCAATAAACTCAGTTTTGGTCTGATTATAAGCAGGTCGCAAATCATCACTAAAACTCATTGATTTTTCAACTGCTTCCTCCTGCCACTCTTCCTTCTTCTTCTCAATAAACTCAATCAGCTTCCTTTTAAAAAAATCTGTATATGTTTCGTGGGCTAAATACTCTGTGCTATAAATAGAGATGTTGAATATATCTTCCAACTCTTTCTTTTCTTCTTCTGTCATAGTTTAATGCTTAATAGATTAAACATATTCTGCATACCCAGCATTTATCAATAAATCACAGGATAAAAATAGTGAATTGTCAAACATTGAGAAGAAAATAAACTTCCCTCCTGTTTTGTTAGAGGGAAAATATCTTAATCGCACAAGAACAAACGCCCCCTTTTTACCATATCCAACATCTTTCAACCACGCCTCAAACACATCACCAGCGTTTAGGTCTAATAAATCATTGGTTTTAAGGATTTTGATTTTTAATGGCTTTTCTGGCTCTGTTGGTTCACACCAATTGCCATTAAGCACAAAAGGACTTCCCAGCCAGCTACTCTTTCCAGATATTTGCCAACTGTCCTCACTAACCTTTTTAATTAAGCTACCTTTTTTATAAACTTCCCCACTGGTATCAACCCAATCTTTTTTTAATTTATATGCTCCATATACTTTAATCTGTTTTTCTGTTTTTTTAACATAACAATCTTTATGTTTCTTCATAGTTTAATGTTTAATAGATTTTAAAACTTTATCATCCGCATTTTTAACCTCACCATATAGCGTTGGTCTTATGTCTCCAAGTAATACTCCACTATTAGGTTTAAGAAATTCTTTAACCGCTTGTCGTTGATACTCATCTATTTTCATCTCTACCCAAGCTATTACTCCCACATAGTCAAAAGCAGTAGAGCTATCTACTCTAATATAGCTAACTGCCCTCTCTAGTATTCTTCTTAATGTTTTAATATCTTTTTCTGTCATAGTTTAATGTTTAATACGCTTAATCATTTTAAATATAATATCAGCATGACATTTTTCACAGTCAGGACATTCTTCTCCAAGTGGTTTCCCGTCTTTATGCTTTTTACATAGTTTGCACCAACACGCAAGGTTTTTATCAATTAAAGGTTCCAAGAACTCTGGCGACCAATTTGATGCCAACATTTCAAATCTTTTTAAACTTTCTTCTCTGTCCATGTTCTTACTAATTACAAACGGATTGCCATATCTTGATGGTCTGCCAACATATACTGTATCTGTTAACCACCATGGTCTATTTCTTTTTCTTTGTATTCTTAATTCTGTCATAATTTAGTGTTTAATAGATTTAATCATCATCTGCCCAATCATCATATCCATCTCCTGCACTCAAATCATCTTCTTCCATGATAAATTATTTAAAAACTACTTTTAGCCACTTGACAAATCGGTAAGCCCAATTCCTGCCCAATTTAATTGCCTCGTCAAAACTTCCTATCTCTTTCATTTTAATAGTAAGGATCATTTATACTAGGCTCCCAACCATCTTTAAGTTTAACCTTATCTTTTTCTACAACCTTCTTGGCCTGAGCTTTTAATTTATCCATCTTCTTTAATGCAGTGGCAACCTTCCTGCCTTCTTGTAATACCAAATCGACAATATCATCTATTAAATCATTTTGACTTTCGGTATCCATTAGAACCTTTCTGATCTTATCTTCTAGATAGGTTAATTTGTTACCATGGGGCAGTCCGGTTTCTTCAATTTCCTCAATAGTGTTCTGGCTAATATATAGTCCTCCAGCTACATTTATAAACTCATCTTCTGGGATTTTGTTCCTATGTTTCCAAACTCGGTACAAACTACTTCCACCAGCAAGGGTGGAAGTGTGTTTATACCTAACGCCATCAATTGTTATTTCGGTTATCTTTCTCATCAAAAGGGCTCCTTTCTTAAATATTGTTTATGTAATTCTCGGTGATGTTCTGGACATAACCACATCACCTCTAAAGGTTTTGAATAATTAGCATGATGCCCATGCACTTCCATTGCCCCACACACTTGGCATGGCTGTTTAACTAACTTACCTGATCTTATTGCAACGGAAAAAGCAGCTCTACATTTTGTAATTTCTTTATATTTTTTTCTGCGTTTCTGTTGTTGTTTCATTAGCCATGCCTTCCTATGTGGGGTTTGATTTCTAGCATGATCGTAAGCTCTACCTTCAGGTGTATGGCTTCTGTCCCTAACTTGTTTTTTTACACACTCCTTACAAATATTTAAATGTCCATCAGCCATCATGATATGGATGTAATAATCATCTAATGGTTTTATTACTTTGCATTTTCGGCATATTTTTTCCATGCAATTAAATTAAAAATTATTACATCCATTATACCATTTTGACAACCATTCTAGAAGGGTAAATCTACGGCAGGATCAATTACAATCTCATCTTTAGGGCCTCTCCTTTTAACAACTGGCTCATTAACAGGAAGCGAATTATCTACTACATCATCATCTGCTGGGGCATTTCTGCTATTTCTATATGCCTCATCCTTTAGCAATTGCTTAGGAGTTAACAGAATGACATACTTACCAGTACCATCTT